TCTTTGTTTGCTTCCGTTATGGTAGCACGATACGACGTTGAAACTTTTAGATGTGATCCATCCTGAAGTTTTAGTTCAGACAAACCCATCTCTGACATCATCGTAGGTATCACTTCACCTGATATACGTTGATGTTCTTTTTTTAAATCTTTTAAATTATTCTCACTGAGTTCTATTCTACGAAGAACGCCCTCTAGTCTTTGTACTTGATCTGCAAGAGACTGAATATTTTCAGTTCTACTCATTGCATCTTGTTGATCTTTTTCAAAATCAATTGCCATCTATTTCTCCTTTCTCATGTAAATTAATAGCAATAGGATAATAAGTTCTTTCTTGTTTATCCCATTTTAGTAAGTTGTATTTACCATTTGTAATATCAGAAACCAAAGAACATGTTATACCTATTATTGCAGGATCACCCGTGCATAGTAAATAATCGTCTTTGTTAAAATCTTTTAGTAAAGGTCTTAACCTATAAATTAGTGGACCAGGAGAAAATATTATTTGTGAATCTTCTGGTAGCAAAAATTTAAATTTACCAAACTTAGCAGCTCCCATAATATTAATTTTAGGGTTACCGACTTTAGTCCCAGGTATCTCCTGTATAACGTAAACTATTCTTTCTGACATACTTGACAATATAGCGATCCTGGATTATATGTCAACCCTAGAAAGAAGAAAATTATGAAATATAAATTTAAGACAAAACCATATAAGCATCAAATGACTGCTTTAGAAAAGTCATGGAATAAAGAAAACTTTGCCTACTTCATGGAGATGGGTACAGGTAAAACAAAAGTATTAATAGATAATTTAGCCATGCTTTACGATAAAGGTAAAGTTGATGGAGCTTTGATTGTTGCACCAAAGGGTGTTGTTAAAACTTGGTATGAACAAGAATTACCAACACATTTACCAAGTCATATAGAAAATGTAACTGTGCTATGGCAGCCAAACATTACTAAAAAACAACAAGAAAAATTAGAATCTCTTTACGAAATAGATACAGCTTTACATATTTTAATTATGAATGTGGAAGCTTTGTCTACAGATAAAGGTGTTAAGTATGCATCTAAATTTTTAAATGCTCACAAAGTTTTGATGGCCATAGATGAATCAACAACAATAAAAAATCCATCTGCAAAGAGAACTAAAAATATAGTAGGCTTAGGTAAGTCTGCTAAGTACAGGCGTATTATGACAGGCTCACCTATTACAAAAAATCCACTAGATTTATATAGTCAGTGTGAGTTCCTTGATCCGTGGTTGTTGGACTTTACATCATACTACGCTTTTCGTAATAGATACGCTGAGATGAAAACTATATATCTACGTGGTAGATCTATACAAGTTGTTAGTGAGTTTAAAAACTTAGGTGAATTATCTGAAACGGTAAAAACATTTTCTGAAAGAATATTAAAAGAAGATTGTCTAGATTTACCACCAAAAACTTTTATGAAAAGATATGTAGCTTTGACACCAGATCAAAAGAAAATTTACGAGCAAATGAAAAAGGCAGCTATGGCTGTGTTGAATGGTAAAGTTACAACTACCATGACAGTGTTGACTCAACTCATGAGACTACATCAAATAACTTGTGGTCACTTTACAGCTGATGATGGTACATCACAAGCTGTAGATAGCAATAGACTTAACGAACTTATGAATGTTTTAGATGAAACAGAAGGCAAAGCAATCATTTGGGCTAACTATCAATTAAGTGTGGGTGAGATTATACAAAGAATAATTAAAGAATACGGAGAAGACTCTTATGTTCACTATTATGGTTTAACTTCTCAAGAAGAAAGACAAGATAATATTCGTAAGTTTCAAAACGATCCTAAGTGTAGATTCTTAGTAGGCACACCACAAACAGGTGGATATGGTATTACACTTACACAGGCCAATACTGTTATCTATTATTCTAATAGTTATGATCTTGAAAAAAGATTACAGTCAGAAGACAGAGCACACAGAATAGGACAAAAACAAAAAGTAACTTATGTTGACTTGATCGCTGAGGATACTGTTGACGAGAAGATTGTTGAGGCTCTAAGAAATAAAATAAATATTGCATCTGAAGTCATGGGTGAAGAATTAAAAGATTGGATCTAAATAATATCTCTGGCACTCCCTAATATAGGTTTATATTTTGTTTTACCTTCGGATCTATACGCATGTAAGAACGATGCTCTTGGTTGATCTGCTACCCAGCTACAATGAATCCATCCGCTGTTAGGTTCGCCTGGAGTGTAGAACTCGAGAATGAGCTGATCTGGCGTGAGGTTTGCTTTTATCCAATCAAATAATTCAGCGTTGTCTGTACCTATCACTTCAAAATCCGCCGCTTCTGCACGGGCATGTTGGCTGTTGACTGAGCTACCGATGGCTACACACAACTCACTGCTACGAAATCCGCTAGTCACCTTGACCCTGCCGAAGTGATCACGTACTGGCTGTAAAATATTTTCACACAATGCTTTTAATTTTTCTATTTGCTCTGCGTTAGGATTGTTATTAATACCTTTACGTATAGCAGTGTCGCTTTTAATAAGCTCTGAAAGAGTGAAGTTACGTGATAAATTCATTATTTCATATAGTTCATGAGCAAGGCTAGAATAAGTGACCCCATTCCACCTACAATCATGTATTCTATTCTTCTAATACGTTCTTTCATTTCTTTTATTTGATCAAACGTTTGCTTCTGCATTATCCTGCAAAGCTTTTCATGTGCTTCTATTTTTTGTAGTGCCGATTTTTTCATTATGTTCTACTCGCAATAACTTTTTCTTCAGGAGATAGTAAAGCCTCCTGCGTACGTGTCAAGTTAGTATTTGGGTTAACATTTGCCGCTGTAGCTCTAACTATTGGTTGACCTGATGCTGGTAATGGTGGTGTTTGTATGCTTGTTTGTTGTATGGTTTGATCTGTTACAGGAGCTGCACTTTCATCACCTTTAATCTCTTCTAAATATTTTTTTAATTCTTCTAGAGCAGCTTCTTCATCAGTCTCTGGTTTTAAAGTTTTATTTTTGTATTCTCTTAATATATCTCTAAATAATTTTTTAGGATAGAAATAATCTTTGTTAATTGTTTCACCCTCTCCTCTTCTTTCAGCTTCTTTTTTAGCACTTTCAACTCTTTTCTTCATACCACCCTCAAAACCAGTAAATGGAATATTTTTACCGTCTAATAATTTTTTTGCCTTCGCATATGGTATTCTTCTTTTCCTTAAAATTTTTAATAGTTCTCTTTTAGGAACACCTACTTTTAATGCGTCTTGTATTATGTTGTGAAACTCTCTGTTTACTTTTAATGTTTCTTCTTGAATAGTTTTAAATTCATCAGCCATAACTAATGGCCCTCTATTTTGATAATTTTCTAAACTAAAAAATTTTTCAGCTGTTGTCACAGATCTAAATTTTTTATTGTAATCTGTAATTTTAAATTGCAGGGCTTTTGGTACATCTACATTTATTATTCTTATACCTGAAAATAGTGCCAGTAATTCATCTTGTAACGTTACAGGTTGACCACCTCTTTTAATATCTTTTTCTAAACCTTGAACAAGTTTACCTGCAGTCGTAATAGCTGTTGGTTGAACACCTTCAATTATGTGCACTAAACTTTTTAAAAATTGAACGTCTCCATCATCAGTTACTGAGTATACTTTAGAACCTGTTTTAGTTTCACCACCTCTACCACCGACTATTAAACCTCTAGGTATGACGTCAGATACTTTTTCAAAGAAAATTGCTTCTGATATAAATGGTTCTAAAAGTTTTCTAATAGGTCCATCTTTACCTAACATTAAATTAAAAGCTATATTACCAGCATCTTCTTGTCTTATTTTACCCTCCTCTAAAGTTTTTAATGCAGCAGTAAAAGGTTGTTTTACAACATCGTACGGGCTGAAGTATGAGAAGTTAATTGCTTTTCCTACACCATCTTTCCATTTATTAATTGGTATGATTGCAGCTCTTGAATCCCAAGGTGCTGATAAACTTCTTTTGTATGCCTCTATCTGGTCCATAGTTGTGCCAGTTAAATTTTGACCTAATGCGGATACACCTTTTTCTGCGCCACCTAATGTAACTAAGGCTCCCATCAGTCTTCTGTAACCCATCTGTCTTAGATTAGCGTTAGAAGATGTAGCTTCTTTTAATCCTATGTTTAATATATTAAATGTGGTTCTAATCATTTCTGCAGGAAACGATACAAAGTTACCAAATGGTAACTTTCTTAAATTTTTTATTACTTCAGGGACTTTACTGTATGTTGGATATGTATTTCTTATTTGCCATGCAGCTGCCTCATCTAAAGCCTCATCAAATGTTTTTCTAGCACCAGTAAAAGTATTTATTCTATCAAACTCTCTGCCTGTTATTTCTTTGGTCCATCTTGCTATGTCATCTACATTTTTATACATAGATCTCATCTGTGATTTTACATACTCATGACCATACCATTTCCATAAGTTATCACCCCCAGCATATATTCTAGTAGCTGTTTTTAACATTCTTGAATCTGATAATCTTGCTAATAAACTATCTAGGTTTTTAACTTTAGCTCCTGAACGTATATCTTTCAATACTGCCTGTAGTTCTGATGCTACGATGTTTTCATCAATTACACCAAGACGTATTTTATTTTCTAAATTTTTTATAAATTTAGTTTCATCAATAACTTTACCAGCTCCAAATATGTCATCCATGACCATTTTAATAGATTCTGTTACGGATGCTCTACCACCTATGTGCCCGTTTGCTAGTGGGAACATACTAGCAGATGTTACGTTTCTAACTTGTGTTGCAGGTGAAAGAACTGTTTTACCAAACTGTGTTGCCACTTTAAACTGTAGCATATTTCTATACGCAGAGGATTGTAATAAACCATCTAATTTACCAGGTGCTCCTTTGATAGCTTTTGCCATATCTGCTGTTGCATAAAGTTTTGACATTTTAGTTTTTAATATTCCAAGATGTTCTAAGTTTCCTATTAACTGTGCATCAGGCGCAGCGTTTAAGGCTGCAGCTTCTGATTTATATAACCAACCTTGTTTTAAACCTAAATCAGCTAATTTATCCAATGTTTGTTTATTTACTGTTTGTGTAATTGCATGTGATGTTGTCTGTAATACAGAAGATTTTAAATTATTTTCTTCTCCTAATAATTTTTTGATAGCATCTGGTAGTTCTTCTCCTGTTTTAATTAATTTATCAGATCTTAATTGATTTTTAGAAACCTGTTGTAATAATTTAAGTGGATCAACCCCATCTGTTTTTGTGTCTGTAAGAATTTTATGAACTACTGACTCTGCGTACGCGTCTAGTGCTTGAGCTTTTGTCATTCTTGGTGTTTTTAAACTTAAAGCTATCTCTCTTAAATCTTTATTTTTTGTTACAACGTTGTCCAATATAAATTTTTTAGCGCCGTCTTTTAATTTTTGATCTGGCATATACTCAGGGTTTGTAAATATAGAAAAAGATTTTCTCATGTAGGTTTTAACATTATTAAGAATAAAATTTTTAAGATCACCTTTTGGTAGTAGTTCACCAAAAATTTGTTTTGTGTTTACTATTTCTTTATTTAAATCTTCTGCTGTCTGTTGAAGAATTTTAGGGAGCTCTGATTTTTTTGCTTGTCCTTTTAAATATGCAAGAACTTGATCTAAATAATATTCTTTACTTGCAGGAGATGTGGTTGCTGTATTGTAATATCCTTCAAATGATTTAGCTAGTCCGTATGCTTTCTTTTCCAAAGATTCTAGATATTTTTCTATTGTTCTGCTTCTTGCTTTTATTTCTCTTTTTGCAGTAGATGTAAGTTGAAAAGATTCACCTGTGTATTTACCAAGAGATCTAAGACCTGATAAAAAATTATCTACCTTTTTTAATCTAGCTTTTAATGGGTCTCTGCTTTTTGTAGAAAACATTCTCCACTGATCAAAAGCAGGTAGTTGTTTTAATGGATTACCTGTTAACACTGTGGCTAAAGATTTATCTATTACAAAACTACTTGCGGTTCTTAAACCTTTACCTAAAGCCGTAGATCCTGGCACTCTTGATAAAAGATAGGTTGCAGGTCTAACTGCTAAATAATCTACACCTTGTAATGCATAACCTGCAGGTTTAAACAAACCATACTTTGCACCAACGGTTGCTATCTTTGCAAGTGGTTTACCTAATAAAGTAAAACCACCTCCTACTAAAGTTCCTTCTGCTCCAAATCTAAGTTTGTTTCTAAATCTAGCAAGAGCGAGATCTTGACCCTCTAGTCCCTCTTCTTTTTCAAGATCTAAAAGTAATGGATCACCTTGTTCTTTTTGCCGTGCACCAGATGTGATAAAATCTGTTGCACCAAAAGCTGTTGCCATGTATCCAGTTCTCTTAGCTACACTGACTAATTTAGATGTGCCTCCTGCTATCTCTGCATCTGTAATTTTTTTATCTTTAAATTTTTTAGCTCTTGATATTTTTTTAGCTCTGTTCATTATCTTAAGAACAGCACCACCTGGTAAACCATATTCAATAAGAACTTTATTTACTGTTCCTAGTAATGTCTCAGGATCATCTATTGCTGTATCTTCATAAACTCTGTCTAATTTTTCAACAAGATTAGTATCGGCTGCCATATCGATACCAGTCGTGACTAGATCTCCAAAAGAAAACCCTATGTTTTGAACTGCACCATACACAGATTTTTCAACGTCTTCAAAAAAATCTACATAATCTTTCTCTTTTGGTTTGTCCTTTTTGGACATTAATTGTTCTAGTCTATCAACTTTTAATTTATTAAAAGGGTTTGTTTCAAACAATAATCCAAAATTTCTTAAACCCTCCCATGTAAACTTCACGGGTTTCTTTTGTTTGGTAAGTGTATTTTTTATTGTGGAAGATAAAGTGTTAGATACTTCATCTTTATCTAAGATAATTTTATTCTTTTCAAAGGGTTCCATGTTACGCCCCCTGTGGTAATGTCAAATTTACGTCGTATTGTTTATTAAAGTTACTAATATCTTCTGTTGTTTGAATGTTTGCAAAATCTAACAAAGCTTTTTTACTTCTTGCCAATAACTGCACAATGTCATTTGATATTTCATTTGGTAATCTTGCTCTTAATTCTGTAAAAGATAAATCTTGAACACTGCCTGTATCTTTTTTAGTTTCAACAACGGACTCCATTAGTGGCTCTGAACCAACAGCTTTTTCACTACCAACACTATATTCAGCTCTACCACCTTTTTTAAAGAAAAATCTTTCTTTTAAATTTTCTATGGTTAGAGCTCTAGCTTCTCCACTACCATCCGTAATTAATGGAAACTCTGCTAATGCTGCCTCTGGTGTTTTACCTGCATCAATAGCCTCTCTTTGTTTTACTTTTTGTGCATCATTATATGATTTAACAACATTTGTCATTTCGGCGTCAAATAATTCTGGTGTTGATATGATTGCAGCATATTCAACAGGAGTTCCTAATTCTTTTACAAGCACGTTTTGATTTAATCTAATAGTTTGTTCAGCAATTTTCTTTTGATCTGGTGTAGATTCAGGATTAGCTAAAGTATCTCTTGCATCAAAAATATTTTGTTGAGCTTCTAAAATAATTTGACGTTCTACCTCTGGTGTTTTTCTGTCGTCAGTAGTGCCCTCTCCTGCTTGTTCAATTTTTTCTTTTTCTAAATCATATTCTGATGCTAATGCACTTGTGAATATATCTTTTCGTAAATCTGATTTTTCTCCACCTCTTGTCAGTTGCGCTGCTTGAAAAGTTTGAAAAGGATCTTTTGCTGCCCCAGCTGCCGTGGCTAGTAATCCAGAAAAACCTTTTCCTGCAGGTGTCGCTGATGCTAAATTTAATCCAAAGCTAGTTAAAAATCCTGGCAATGTCCCTGGTCCAAGGCTAGGTTGTCTACTAACAAATTTATCTATGTCTCCTTCAAATCTTTCTGTAGTTTTTAGTGCCCTGTCGTATGGATCTGTTCCAAGACTAAATTCTTTTCTAGGTGTATCTAAACCTGATGTGATACCAGTGCCTGCAGAGCCACCTCTCCTAAACATAGGTCTCTTTAAAATTCGATTCATCATTATCTGTCTCTACCCAAATATAATCCTGCAAGCGTTGTGCCGATACCTAGAGCTGATTGTAATGGTGTTGGATTAGGTATATTAGTTGTTTGTGTTGCTCCAGGATAACCACCCATGATTCCTGTTACTTGACTTGCAAATCTATCCAATTGTTCTTGTGGTTGGAATGCTGCTTGTCTTGCTGCTTCTCTTTCAGCATCTAATCGTGCTTGTGCTTGTGCTTGGTTGATTGCGCCCAATGAACCTAAACGTCCTATATTAGTTCCTGCTACCTGTCCTGTTTGTAATCCAAGAGATGCTTGTTGACCTCCAAGTCCTGATAATCCCGATGCCACTCCAAACCTGTTAGCAATGTCTTGCTGTCTTGCTTGTGTTGATCTATCAAATCCTTGTTGCAAGAGATTCGCTTGTAATAATGCACGCTCTCTTGCTGCCCCTGTGCCAAACTCAGCGAGTTGCACTCCCGCTCGACCACTGCCGAGCGCACCCAAAGCTGCTTGTTGATCTCGTATTTGTTGCTCTTGTATTCGCTTGTTACGATCAAACTCTCCTAGTGTAGCATCAATAACTTGTTGCTGAAATGGAGACATAAATTGTTGAGTCTGTGCCGCTGTTGGTGCACCTAAAGGTATCGCACCTAATCCTGTAGCAGCTGCTCCTATTTGTGTTTGGGCTTGTGTTAAAAATGGTTGAAATCCTGCTATACCTGTAGCACCTGCTTGTGTTTGTGCTAGTTGCTGTGCTTGTCTTTGTAATGGATCTTGTGCTGCTACTTCTGGTGCTAGTGCTCCAAGTGCAGTTTGACGATCCTCAAACATTTGAGCAGCGTCTTGTCTTCTTTTAAATAAATCTTGTCTTAATTGAAATTGTTGTGCTGTTTCACCAGTTCTTTGTGTAGGTGCAGCTCCTAGTCCTGCAACCGTTTGAGCTACTAGAGGTATACCTTGTTGTGCTATTACCTGTTTACCTAACTCTGTTCCTAATTGTTCTACAAATGGTGCTGGTCTTGTTATCTGCGTTTGTGTACTCATTACAATACTTCCTCTAATCTCTGTGCTGTTTGAAACATGTTTCTAGCGCCCTCTAAACCTTGTGATTCTTCGGATACGTCGCCTCCATCTTCGAGGTTCTTCATCATGTTATACATAACTTCTGCGCCTTTGTCCACATCGCCGTCACCTGCATTTCTAACTGCATCAGCTGTAAATACAAACTCATTCTTAGATAGTCTAGCTGGCACATCGTCAGCCTTCTCCATTCTACCTATCGGCACAAAACCACCGTTATCTCTTAAATCCATCTCCTTACCACCCATGTCTAGTAACGGCATTGTCTTCTTGGCTACTGGTTCTACATCTCCACCTTTTTGAAATCCTTTTTTATACAATTGTTCAAATTGTTTAAACTTACCTTCATACGATTTATTATTTTTTGCTTCTTGTGGGTCTACACCATACATCATTTTAAAACCTTTATATAAAGGACTTTTAGCCAATTTTTTCATGTCTTCTTCACTCATCATGGCCCCTGCTTCCATAGTTCCATCAGCATATCCCATTCTACCACCATCAGCTGCTGTTCTTCTAAAACCAGTTCCTAAAGTTGCTCGATATGGGTTTGCTAAAAGACCTGCTATATCTAATCTAGGTCCTAACGATGCTTCATCTATTGGTTCATCTTCCTCTTCTTCTTGAAACAATAATGGAGCTAGTGTTAAAGCGCCTCCAAGAGCTAGCTTACCACCACCTGTTAGACCACCTGAAAATTTACCACCTTCAAATAAAAATGGCATAGCCTTTTTTTTTAAAAAAGTACCAAGACCACCACTAGTAAGTGCTTGACCACCAAAATATAACAATGCAGCTTTACCTATTGGTGATTTTACAATTTTCTTTACAGCTCTTGTGGCTTTCTTCACAAGTTTACCAAGACCATACATTTGTCTACTTGTTTCAAGGTCCATGATCCCACCTACAGGTGCATCTTCTGGCATACCACCATCAGCTAATAATCTAAAAAATACTGGATCAATAGCTGGGGTTTCTTCAGTGGGTGTTGTTGCTTGGTTTGGGTTAACAGCTTGAGCTAATAATAATTGATTTTCATCATCATCGTCTTCTTCTCTATCACGCATCCTTTCATTACCAGCAGCATCTATATTACCCGCTAATCTCTCAGCCATGTATTCTTTATAACCTTCTGCTGATACACCATATTTTGCTCTTGCTTTAGCCGTTCTTGGATCATTTCTATAAAAATCTATGTTTTTTCTTAAACCAATATTTCTTAAACCAGTTATCGCATTTAAACCCATTCCTAAAAATCCAGGTATATTACTATCTCCAACTCCCCTCATAAATAAACGTTGCAAAGAATCTGCACTGCCATAATCCGCAATGTTTTTTCTTTCTTTTATATCTCTTCCTAAAAGTTCACTAAGATCTTTAGCTTGTTTTCTTTCAGCTATTTGTAACGCTGCTTTTTGATTTTTTATTCTATCTTCAAAAGCTTTTTGTGATTTTCTATCTGTTCCAAATTCTCCTGCACCTCTACCAGAAAAACCTGCTCCTTCTTTAGCTCCACCACCAGCCTCTGTATCTGCACCACCCGCTCCAGCTCCACCTATATCACCAAAACTATCCAATGACATAACACCTGCAGGACCTTCGTTAGGTCCATCTTTTAATGATCCGTGTATGTCTTCTTTTAATAATAACTTTTTCTCTGCTTCTGTAATGTATGCTAATTCTGTAGGTGGTTTATCAGGACCTGATTGCCATTTTCTAGGTACAACAACTTGTGGTTGATCACCAAGATAGTTTTCCACACCACCTTGTACAACAGGTTCGCCACCCTTTTTTAACATCTGTCTGAATTGTTGTGCTCTAGTTATTGCCATCGTACCATTCTATTTTGTTTCACCGAATAAATCAAGACTCGGCATTATTACTCTTACGTCTCTTCTTATGTCAGACTCAGGTATACCCTTAGCCTTCCACTCTTCATCGTTCTTATATTTTTCACCTGTTTTAAGGTTAGATATCTCTTCTATTACTTTTTTTGGTTTTAGTATTTGCATTATTATGACCCTCCAAGAACTGTTCTAGGTTGTACTTCTAATATTGATGCTATAACGTGCAGCTCATTTGCATCAGCAGCCTGCACTTTAAGAACCTCACTCTCTTCCATAATTAAAGGTTGATTTAAAAGTTCTGTAGATGCCTTAGATCCTATGGCCTTATCTTTAAATAAATTAAATATAGCACCACTAGAGTTTACTAAAGTTATTGTAATGGTGCTTCCTGACCCTGCATCTTCAGTTACCAATAATGATTTAACAACAGTTGTGGTTGCAGTTGGAACTGTATACAAAGTTGTAAGATCAGTTGTGGTTAAATCTACCTTTTTATTTTTGAAACTATTAGCCATTAATTTATAAAGAAGTTAAATGCTTCTATCTCCTCTTTTAGTTCTTCTTGAAAAGTAGTGTTTAGTTTTTCTATGATAGCATCTATGTCTCTGACTTGTGCTTCTGCCGTTCCTAAGTCATACTGTTCACTAGGTCTTGTTAATACTTGTACTATCTTTGCCATTATCTTCTTCCGTCTGGTTGTATATCTAATCTAAAAGTTCCTAACCTCCAACTTTGATTAGTCGATATGTTTTCTATTTTTAATGATACTGCTCTACCTCTCGCGCGAGTATCTACCTTTTGTGTGCTAGATGTTATATCAAACGGTCCAAGTGATGAGCTTGCTCTTGTATCATTTGGAAAGTTTCTTAAATTTAATGTAACTCTTGTTGCGCCTGTTTGTGAAATAAAGTCAGGTATAAATCTTCTAACTTTCATTATAAACTCACCATCTCCTCTAAGATCTGCTGCACCTGTAGTTTGACCTGTAACACTTCTTCTTTGACTTATATCAAAATCTCCAGAAGATATGTTTGCAAGTATTGCAGTTGTAGCTCCACCTCTAACTTGATCTGTCCCTGTTTCGTGTTGATAGTATGTTGTTCTACCTTCAGTGTTGCCCACAACATCAAAAGATGTATCGTTAGCTGCATCATATTCTGTTGCATGCGGTGAACCAAAAACAGCAGAGTCTTGCCACATTGTTCTTGCTAGTGTTCCTACTGTCCACACTGGCCTTTGTGGTGAAGAATCAAAATAGTTATATGCAACCATTCTGTTTACAACAGATGATGAGGAAGTTGGATAAAACCACATGACTTCACCAAAAAGATTGTTTAATCCAGCAGATACCATTTGGTTACCAGATTCTAAATTTATATCATTATATACATGATCCTCTACCAAACAAGGTAGTGATTCTAATTTACCAGCGTATCTAAAAAAACCATTCTCTGACATCCAATACGCAGAACCATCTACTTCCACACATGCATTCTGTCCAACAAGTCCACAGTTAGTGCCTACTTGTGAGAACGCAAATGTAAACGGAGATCCAACAAATCTTTGTGTAAACAAAGCTGTATCAGTCCAAACATACAAAGCATCTCTACCACGAATAGCTCCTCTGATCTGTGATCCGTCGGCCAGTCTTTGTGTACCAGCTGTATTAGTTGCTGTTGGTGTGTATGTATTAATATCTTCTTGATCAGAAAATCTAATAAACATATCGTCTTGAGTTCCCGCATCGCCTATTGTCGTTTCTGTTCCATAAAATACTAAGTGTCTATCAGGTGTTGATACAACCATGTGTCTTGATGCAGTTGGCGCACCAGTTATAATTGTTGCTCTTGTGTCTGTAGCATTTGACAAACTAGAATCCCAAGAAAACACTGCACTATCATGTATTAAACAAATAGCCTTGTCACCAAAATTATCTAATGACCACATGCCTGGCTCTAATACTAAGTCACCAGATGCAGCTTCACCCCAACCAATAAAAGTTGTTGTACTAGTAATTGTTGCACCTGCACTATGAGCTGCTTTTGTAGTACCACCTACTTCTCTAGTAACACCTGTAAGTTCTCCTGTTGCTGCAATACCTGTATAAGATATTTCTTCACTATCTATTTGTAAAAAGTTTGTTCCTGCAGTTGGAAACTGTGAGGCATCCACTAATATAATACCTGTTGTTGCAGTGTCTGTAATACCATTTTGTAGTGTAGTTGTTGGGTTACCAGCAACTGTACCACCCCAAGATCCTAATGACCAACCAAAACCTTTTGCCTGCACAGCTGGTCCCACAGGATAATAGTGTTGTACTCTTATACCACCTGATGTTGTGGCACCAGACCCTGACTCATTTGATGGCATTGTAATAGTTAATGTTGTGCTCGTAGGCACAGTTGTAACCATAAATTTTTTATCTTTAAAATCTGCCTCTACAAAATTTGAATTGGTAATTGATGAAAAATTATCCAATAATATTATGTCTTGTGCAGATATATTGTGTGCACCAGAAAAAGTTATTGTGACTTCAGCTGATCCGTTGGTCGTGGTAAATGCACTCGTGAGTGTGGTTGTCGATTTGATTGGATGTATGTCGTAATACACACCTCCAGAGAAAGCGTATAAAATTCTATTTGTACCAATAATTGCGTATTTTCTAGCTAAACTATTAACAAAGTGATGTAGACCTCGACCAGCTCCTGTAAGATTACTATCGCCTAATTGTTTCCAACCACCTATTTTTTCTGGAATACCATAACGAAACCTAACATTATCGCAGTCTGTCCATTGACCCTCTGCTCCAGTGTCCGTGATCTGTTTGTTAATACCTGGCTGAAAACCTATCTTTTGTAGCATAAAAAACCCTGTTTTCTAGGTTCTATATTAGTTTTTATGCAGAATCAATATTTTTAAGAACTATTAAAGTTCAGGCCACTCACCCAAAGGTCTAGTGAATACAGGGCTCTCTTCAGTTCCTGTGTTAGTATATGTGTACAAAGCTTCCATAGCCGCTGCATCAGCTGCACCATCGATTGCTGTCTCCATTTCATTAGATCTAGTTCTGATAGCTGCTCTGTGAGTAGCTATGTTAGATGGTATTGTAGATCCAGCGTCTTCTGCTTTTCTAATTATGTACCAATCACTTGGTGATAATAAACCTTTAGCTTGAGCTTTTACTTCATTTTTAAATAAAGTTTTTAATCCGTGAATAATTACTTGGTTGCCATCTTCGTCTAAAACATTAGCTCCATTTTCATCAACTGCGTTTTGATCTTCTACGTCTTTACCAGTCGCTGGTGCATAACTTGCAGTAACAGCATTATTTGCAAAGACCATAGACTCTGCACCATTCCAATAATATCTTGGATTTCTTAAATTAGAATTATCATATATGACTTCGTAAACACCTTGTGCCTCTCTTTGAGCAACAGTTGTCTCAGGAGACAAACCGAATACCCCTAAATTAGAGTTTGCTCTTACGATTTGATTATTTTCTACTTTTGCGTACATATCAGTCTCCTTCTATTATATTTTTAATTTTTTGTCCATAGCTATTTATCTAGCTACCACTGGCACTGCGGTTCCAGAATCATTGGCTACAAAAGGGTTTTCTGCAAAAGCTAAATAAATTATGGTAGACCCACTTTCATTACCATCAGTTCCAGTTGATCTCAACTTAAAACCATTACTTAAAAAATCAAATTCATTTGATGTTTCAGATTCTGCACTATTTTGATTAGGCATTAATAATTGATTAGCAGCATTAATTGGATCTCTTTGATTATCAAACAACAACCAGCTATGACTTCCAGATGTTGTATTTTTGACTAAAACCCAAGCAGGTTTAAATCCTGTATAAATAAATGCTCCATTTGCATTACCATTACCAGTATATGAACCAAACCTAGAGTAGCCTTTTTTTGACTTAAAACAGTAAGCAATATATTCCTCTCCACTTGCATTTACATCATCACCATCTTTAACAGTAAATACCGTTGAAGTTGGTGCTGTATCTCCCCAAAACGTATAATCTGCTACTGCATCCGTGGCATTTAAATCTATATAATCTGTTTCTGGAGCAGCTGACACTTGATGATGATACATATGCCAACCCCCTACACTATCTAAAGATTTTACCATATATACATCAGGCACTACACCTAAACCGTGACCCACTGTTGTCGTTGTTCCTGTTCCAGCACCTGTGTATTTAACAATACTAAATCCAGCAGTGGTGTTTGGTGAAATATTTGTTTGAATACTACCATCAAAATTAGAGAAAGAATTTGTTGTTGGAGTGTTTGCTTGTCCACCCATACCAGCATGATTAGAACATTGGTAATATAGCGTTGGTGCAGAAGCCGCTACTGTAATTTCTGTGTAAGCACCTGATGAACCTGGAGTGCCATTTGTAGTAACCCCTGTTGTGTACTCTCCACCTGATTTATCTGATGATGTATAAAATCTTAATGGGTGTCCAGAGTTTGAACTATCAGATTGATCAAATCTAAATGTACCACCCTCTGATAATTCTAATGTAACTGCACTTGTACCAAAATCATCAAATCTATATTTGTTACCACTATCAGATACTACTTTTACCACATAAGTTTTTGATGGAGTTGTTCCAGCGGCTAACCAATTCCATGCTACATAATTAGAACTGCTAGCATTAGTTTGATAGGGTGTATTAGATCCAAGTGAAACAGTAAAACTTGTTGCCGACACCGCAGTAACACCACCATAATTTTCCCAAGTCGCACCACCGCTGTCGTTTTCTTGGTCGGTTTCATTAGAACTTAATTTTTTTGTTAAAGCAAAACCTCTAATGCAATCTTGAAGTGTATGTGCTGCAGTTGTGCCTCTGTGTTTAATCCAACTCCAATCAACTTGAAAATTAGCAGTTATTGCTTGCGTAGAGTTACCATCACCTGTGTAGGTAACTGTTTCAAAATGATCGTTAGGTTTTGTAATCGAACTATAAGCCATAATTTTTATCCATAAGTATTTAAGTTAGATGTATTTAACGCATAATATCCTGAAGGTACAGTATATTCAAAGTTTCCATGACCGTTAGCATCACTGTTTCCTGATGATATTGTATATATTGGATTACCAAAATTTGCCTGAATATTACTGTTTGATGATGTACCACCTTTAGATAATGGCAACCATATAAAGCTCATATCAATGCTTGAAAAAGCTGAGTTGCTTGTAGTTCCATTTTCTATTTCTGATTGTGTTGCGCTATTTGACCAAGTTCCATTTACACCAAACCAAAGAGTTCCATTGTCTGCATCAAAGGCAATCATGACTGTGTCTCCAGTAGATAAAGCGGAGGCATAACTACTAGCAGATCCAGACGTATCATATTTTTGTCCTGTTTGTCTTAACAAATAACCATTAATATCTGTATTAGTTGCGGCAGAATCAAAACCTATTCCTGTATAAACATTAGAACCAAATGTAACTTTAACTTCCCAATACCATTTACCAGCTTGAACTCCAAGAGTGCCATAGCTAAAAGTATTAACACTAGCAGCAAAAACAACTTTTAAATTACCCTCTGAATACGTTGGAACTGTTTGACCTGATCTATACGATAAAGGATGTTGAGTGCAAAAATTTTCTACGCAAGTATCAGTCATTTGATCTGTGCTTGCTAAACCACTTACAGTAAAATTATTACTTAATCCTGATTCATCTTTACCTAAATTTGAACTATCTTTAAAATTAAGATAAAATGAATTGGTTCCTGCATTAGCGATTTGACCTATTTTTTTAGGAGTCCATATACCTGTTGCAGTATTGGTTTCGCCAAAGCTAGAAGGTGTAAGTGCTTGTCCATCTATAAAAACAACCTCTGCCATATACCCTTTCCATTGTTCATCACCGTTTCTTGCTCCTAAATTAAAAGTTGCTGAAGTGCTACTTAATTCTAAATCTTGACTTGAGGTTGGATAATTAGAAGTTGCAAAACTTGTAACTTCAGCTCCATTAACATATATTTTAATTCTATCTGCTTCTGTTCCATTTGTCGTATCAAATATTACATGAAAATGATACCATGCAGATTGGTCTCTATAATAAGCGTTTGTTTTAACATCATTAGAAGTTGAACCACCATCATAATGATACACTCTAAATTGACCACTACTAAAATATATCTCAACAAAGTTGTTAGAGTCTATGTATGATGTAAATATTGCTTTATCTGGTTCTGCACTTGCTTTAACCCAAGCAGAAAAAGTAGCTGTGGTTCCGCTACCAGCAGTTGATATACTTTTTTGTGCATAACCACTACCATCAAACAAACATGAATTATCTATATTTTCAGGAGCTTTTGGCCATTGATTGTTGCTAACAAAAGTTAGAACATCATTCATCCTCCACACACCGCCTGCTACCCCTGTTAAAAATCCTCCTACAGGTGTATTTGTTGGTCCGATTATTCCTCCGTTTCTTCTTGACATTATCTTGCTGTCCCCGCTGCTTTAGTTCCTTCTGATACAAATGGTGCCTCAGCCACTGCATAATATATATATGTTGATCCTGAAGAATTAGTATCTGTTGCGTTACCTCTTGCTTTGAAACCATTTGCACAAAAATCAAATACTTTTGTGCCAGATGTTCCCTCAGCATTTGATAGATTGTAAAAAAGTTGTTTATCCATTTCATTTATAGTTTGAGATTTATTATTGTAAACTGCCCAGTTACCTGTACCACTTGATCTTTTCACCATCAAATAAGCTGGTTGAAAGCCAGTATATACAAATGTGCCATCACTATTTCCGTTACCAACATAAGATGATATTTTTGAAAACCCTTTTATACTTCTAAAACAATACGCAATAAAAGTTTGACTACTTCCTATTGCTGTGCCCGTACCAAAAACTGCAGATGTAGGTGATGTATCATTAAAAACAGTGGTATTATCTGTTCTTGCTCCTGTACTATGCCATTGCACATAATAATCCTCTGGTGCAGAAGCATCAATTCCTTTATGATATGCGTACCATGATCCAGCAGAATCTCTTCTTTTAACTACTATATATTCTGGTGCGCTTCCAAGTCCATGACCGACTGTTTCCGCACTTCCTGTTCCTGTCCATGCCACAATACTAAATCCAGCAGTTGTGTTTGCAGATACAGAACTTGTTACACTTCCTTGTGAATTTGATGATGGAGAGCCACCAGCTTTCCAATGCCATGATACTATATTTTTACCACTTCCATTTGTTGCTGATTGTGATCCTGTAGTAAATCCATCAGTATCAAAAGATGTTATTGATGCAGAATAAGTAGTGTCACCATTATTTGCGTTAGAAAAAAGTGTTACACCAACACCTCTTATTATATCTTGAAGATAATGAAAAAGTGTTGCATCTCTGTCTTTTATCCAGACCCAATCTGGTTTAAAACCTACTCCTGTAACTGATTGTGTTCCACCATTTCCTGTGTACAAAACTGTATTAAAATGATTTTTTGGATTATCTATTGTTGTATAAGCCATTATCCGAACTCCGATAAGTTTTTAGTGTTTAATGCAAAATAACCCGATGGCACTGAATATTCAAAATTACCATGACCATTCGCATCTGCATTTCCTGATGAGATTGAGAATGATGGAGAGCCAAAGTTACCATCAAATACAACTGTGTTACTACCAAAATCACTTAATGCTGGAAAATAATTTCCATAAGGTGTTGATGTAGGTGCTGTTATAGATATTGCTCCCGTTCCTGTAGAACCACTTGTAGGGTCACCACTATTTTGAAAAGTTCCATTTTTAGAGAAATATAATTTGTTATTATCTAAATCTAAAGCTACTCCTATAATATCTCCAGTGGTGTAAGTGTTACCATAAGATGTATAGCCATCGTTATTTCTATATTGACCAGTTCCAGAAACATAAGCATAATCTGTTGAATTATGTCCAAGTTCGTTATTAGCAGTTGTTTGAGATGAGGCTATACCAATCATAGCATATCCTCCTGTATCTGATACAAATTTAACTTCCCAATACCACTTTCCATTTGAAACACCTATCGTCGCTGGAATCGGTGCTTGATTAGTGGATCCTGTTGTATATCTAATATTTCCTTCAGACGTTGTTCCCTGTCCATAATAATTATCTAAAGGATTCCATGTTGCAACATTAATGCTACATGTATCAGTAGATTGATCGGTGCTTGCTAAATTATTAGCAGTAAAATCATTTCCATTTCCTGAAGTATCGTCACCTAAAGCAGATGAATCAGAAAAATTTAATTTAAATCCGTTGGTGCCATACGTCCCTGTATATGCTATGGGTTCCCAAATATTTGTGACAGGATTAAATGCACCAAATGAATTTTGATCCAATGTTTGCCCGTCTACTAAAATATATTCTGTACAGTACCCGCCATAATGTAAATCGTTTGAAGATCCTAAATATCTTCTAAATAAATTTAAATTAGCACTATCATTATTGATACCTGTGTTTGCATTTTGTGATGGATTATTGTTTGTATCAAATTGTGTTTCCTCTACGCCATTAATATACATTTTAACTCTATCACTAGCTGTTGATTGTGTTGTATCAACTGCAATTATAATATTATACCACGCTGTAACATCACGAAAAACTCTTGTCGTTCTTCTCCATACAGTATTATAACCCATAAAATCCAACCTATCATCACTTCTAAATCTCAAAATTCCACAAGCAGTATCACTGTTTGATGTCCAACCTTCCATAAGAAATTCAAATGCAGATGAAACTATTCCTCTTTTTGTCCATAAAGAAAGTGTATATTTATCATTATTTGTAGCTGTCCCATTTGTACGATTAAAATAAGGAGAATCAGATTTATTTAATCTGACGGAATTAGTAAAAGTTATTCGTGGAAAAGCTGGAGGCCATATGGATGAAGATTGAGCTTCAAATTGATCTTGTAAAGTCCATACACCAGAAGCAACTGTAGTTGTTGGTGTGTTTATTTTTCCTATGACTCCACCGTTATCTTGGTTCATTAGCTACTCTCCTTCGCTTCATCAGTGGATTCCTACGCGTCGTCTATGACTTCATATGATACAAGTAAATCTATATCAGATGCAGCGCTTGCTCCACCTTTTAAGACATCTGCTTCCATTAAGTAGATTGGTGTATCAAGTAATACTAACGTTGCGTCAGCTGGCACTGATAGTGTTTTTGCTATGTGAAAAGTTCCAGAAGTATCAAAGTTTGTAATACCATCTGGAGTAAAGTTTGATTTTGTAATTGAAACAGTTACATCAGCTGCGTTTGTTCCATCAACGTTTGCAGCTGTAATTCTGTTTATTTTTATTAATTTATCAGTGGATACTGTCATTAAAGTTGTAGTTGTAGTAGCTGTTAAGTTATAACCTACCGATTCACCTTTGATACTAGTTACTGATACTATATTTGGGTTTGCCATAATTTACTCCTTTTATCCGAATACAATTGCCATTGCAATAGCTTTCCCTGTTGATATACCGCTCGAAGGCGTTGTAAAACTTAGTGTTCCAGAACCATTAGTTTGTAATACTTGGCCACTACTACCATCCGCAGCAGGAAATGTCAAAGCATCGATCGTGACTGTTCCTGACCCTTTTGGTTGTATAGATACACCGATATTAGTGTCATCACCAGATGCAGTAAATGTTGGTTTGTTTCCTGTGGCTGCATTAGCGTATGTTAATTCATTAACAGCAGAACTAGTAGCTGTAAGTTTAAATAATTCATTACTGTTTGTGTCTAAAATAGATGTTCCTATTATTGGAGAAGTTAAAGTTTTATTAGTTAAAGTCTGTGAAGATCCTGTTGTTACCAATCCTACTTGTTTTATATCGGGGTTAGTTCCATCGTTTGCTGTAGCAAATAATACAGCATCACCTTTATCTGTTGCTGAAAAAGTAAATGTGCCCCCTGAACCAGATGCATATTTAAATTGCACTGTGTATGCACCAGAAGTTGAGTTTCTTAAAAAATAAAAAGTTTGAACATCTAAAGGTATCGTTACAATCTGATTACCTGTAATAGTTCCTGTAAACTCGATCATTCTGTGAGATAGTTCTGCACCAGTCGATCCATCAGAAACTGTTAATGCAGTTGTTTGCGCTCCACCTGCTATTGATTTAGCAATGTAACCACCAGATATTTGTTCTATGATTTGTAAATTTGTATTAGTCTTTGTACCCCATGTACCAGCGTTTTCACCAGTTGCTTGAAGTTCAACACCTAAAGGTGTGTATGTTGATGCCATAAATTATCTCCTATGCAGCGTCACTATAACTTGTATTTGATCCAGTTGCAACATCCGAATAAGTATCATTCGAACCTGTTGAAACATTAGTATATGACCCATTTGATCCAGTTGCAACATCCGAATAAGTATCATTCGAACCTGTTGAAACATTAGTATAAGATGTATTAGAACCAGTGTCAACATCCCCATACGCAAAGATATTAACCGTTCCTAGGTTAAATGTAGCAGATTGACCAGTTAATCCAACCTGCATATCTACTGGAGATATTGATCCTACACTAGCGCTGAAAGACTGACCTGTTAATCCTAGTCCTTCCTCTACTGTTAAAGACCCAACACTTGTTGTAGCTGATTGACCAGTTGGTTGAGCAACAGCTCCTCCTAGTCCAACAATAGATCCTAGACTAAAAGATGCTGATACACCAGATAATATGGCTGTAGCATTCGGTATTGTAACACTACCTAAACTAGATGTTATTGATTGACCTGTTAATTGTGCTTCTTGTGATGATATACCTTGAGCTGTGCCTAGTGAAGTTGACATGGACACACCAGAGACTAGTACAGTTTGATTTGGTGCTTTTGCTGTCCCTTGTGAAATAGTTATTGATTGACCAGTTAAACCAATAGTCATATCTGCAGGTGTTATTACGCCAACAGATGTTGTTATTGCACTTGATGTCAAACCTTGGTGAACATCATCTACAGTTAAAGATCCAATAGAAAAAGATGCAGATATACCTGATACGACTACAGGATTAAAAGCCGTACCTTGAGAGGATGTAACAGACTGACCACTTAAACCTACAGTCATGTCTACAACTGTTGGTGATCCTAAACTAGATGATATTGATTGACCAGTTAAGGTAATAACTTGATTAGAAGTTTGTCCCCAGGCACCGCCACCATTCCAGGCTTGTGCACCCCAACCTGTTTTTAAAGTTGTGTCAGCGTTCCAATTAGCTTGGCCCCAGGAAAACCTGCCCCATCCTGAACTTACCGACATGGTCGGCCTCCTATGCTAATCTGATTATCGCGTTACTTGCGTCTGCTGCAGGAAACTCAATTTTAAAAGTTCCATTACTTGCTGTCTTGTCACCACCAAAAGCTATAACTGCAACAGCGTCAGTTGTTGAAGAACCACCATCTGTTGTTGTGTTATAAATTAAGGCTCCGTTTGCAGTGAAAGAAGCTGATGAATAAGTTACATCTGCAAAATCTGTAAATGCAGTTGTTGAAGATAATGATACACCTTGGTTTGTTAAAGTTGCACCACCTGCAGTGTATGCAGATCCAGACGTATTAGATATCTCGTTTGAAGTAGAGTAATCAGTTGTAGCTGCGCCTAAAGATGCAGAGCTGGTGAATAACGCTATTTTAAAAGTATGTCCACCTGAAGACTCAAAGCTGTGCTTACCTTGTAGAAGTTCTTGTTTAAAACTAGAGCATATCGCTGATGTTATTGCCATGACTTAATCTCCTATGGGTTTGCCGAGTTTATTGGTATTCTAACTGCTCCATCTGTGTAGTCGTCTCTTCGTCTTCTACCAACTTGTTCTGCAGCAAACTTCTGTACTTCTTGTTTATATTTATTTTCATACAAAGTCAACATGTCTATCGGGCCTTTTAAAAAGCCATATGCTTCTGATAGACAGCAATATAATAGTCCATTTGGAAAATTAAGACTTAGATAATTAGTATCATTGCCCTCTAAAATACCTGCCATTTTATTAAAATGAATTCTAAATCTATATGTAGTATTTGGTGTAGGGGCTACAAATATTCTACCAGACGTAGTGTCTGTATTACCCGTTGCACCACCAAACATAGCATAATATTTAGGTTGACCTTGAGCTGCGGAGGTTCCTGTCACATCCTGATATTCTTGTAGATAGGTCATATCTTTTTTCTCTAGCCATCTATTAGCTCCCGTAATAGCTGATCCATTAGTATCATAAACTTGTATACCTCTAACAAATAAACATCCAGCAGGTGCATTTATAGATTCCTGACCTGCCACAAAATTACCTAATTGTTGTTTTTTATCTGCATCAATAGGCACATCTCTCATAATTCTATATTGAGCGTTTAATATTATATTCTCTAATACACTATCTGATAACACAGTTGAGTCTACCTCTGTGTAACTTCTTATTTGTGTTTTTAATCCTGATGCACTTAATCCTGACATTATACAGCTCCTGCTAACTCTCTACAAAGAGAACAGCTTTTTTTATATCTGTTATGTGTTCCACATTTCCACTTTGGTTCTTCATGCACAGGTATTTCTGGCTCTGGAACTTTAGTATAATACTCTATGTGCTCATCCTCTGGACATGCACATTGTTTAATACCAAATAATTTACTAATTAATTTTTTAATCATGCTGTTACTGTTACTGGCCCTGCTGATGCAAAACCGCCTCCTCCAGACTCAGTTATACTAGATGTTGTAGCTGTTGCAAAGGTATAATTATCATCATCTACTTTTGTAATTGTGTATCCTGCAGCTAAATTTATCGTTGCTGCAGCGACTCCACCAACAACTTCTGCATTTCTAAATCTAACTGTATCAGATGTTGATCTACCATGATTTGGTTCGTTAACAGATATTGTTGCAGATCCATTTGTTGTTGTAAAAGCATTAAGTGGTAAAATTTTAGGAACAGCTGTTTCTGTTCTATCTGGTCTAACATTACGTAAAGATATAGAATCACCATTCATAGGTTTTGGTTCTAATTGTGGTTGCTTTGGTTCAAACTCTGACACATGCACAAATGATCCATTCCATTCTCTAACCATTTCTTTGTATGGAAACTCCATACCTGATCTGTCTGATATTGCTCTTGCGTATTTACCTGTTGCGTATTTAGCCATTATGCTCCTGGGTAATATGCTTTTGGTGTTATGTGTGTGCTAGATGCAGAGCCATCTTCTGCTAACGCTCTTTGAAACTCATCTTCATACACTAATTTCATTGGTTGTATTAGTTGTGGAGCATACTTTTGCGCAAGATAATATGTCAATCCAGATACCATGCAAGGCACAAATCTGAAAGGAACATCTGTTGCGTTAGTATAATCTCCTACATCTTGTATTCTTTTTATAAAATAAAAATGCATATCTTTAGATGCATTAGTAGAATCTGGTGTTGGATAGATATGTATTCTAACTTTATCAATAAATCTTTCTACCCAATATTGATTAGGTGTGCCTTTTGATAATTTATTAGAAAAACCTGCATACGTTGATCTATCAACTTTAGTCATTGGACTATCTGATTGATCTGTAGAGGTTCTATTTGATCTTAACTGTGCTTCAAGAACATCGGATACACCAAACACACTAGCAGGAGCTGTAGTAGTAGCACTCGTGCCATCATCGCTTGATCTAAAAAAGTCATAATCTGACTGACCTTCTATTAAATCTAAGTTAGTTTCTCCTACTTCCCAGTAGTGAATACCTCTATTACCCCACTCTTGAAACATTATATTTAATGTTCTACGAGCATTTTTTAGTTGATATCCCGCTACGTTTTGTAGTCCTAATCTTTCAAAAGCCTCCTCTATTATTTCATCAATAGCAAAAGTCTTATCGAAAGTAGTTGTTCCCGAGGTAGTGTTAGCCATTTAACCTCCTAGCCAGTATAGCCGATAGTCAAAGATGTTGTGTTAGTCATAGTAGCATGGATACCATTTTCAAATCTAATGCCATTTCCTGGAACATATATATCTAAACCTTCTGTACCAAAATCAGCTTCGAAAATTTTATCTCCTGTGCTACCAGATGAAATGTCTCTTAACACTAACACAGAATCAGCAACTCCTTTTGCTTGTATGTAAGTTACTCTAGCAGGACCTATGTTAGTTGATCCACCAGAAATAGTTTTTACCTGACCTGTGCTTGCTATATTTGTAAACTTTTGATCTGAACTCATATTTTTCTCCTTAAAATTAATATGTGGGGCCGAAGCCCCACATTAATTATTTATTACGATGCAAATGCAAATGCACCTGTAGTAGCGTCAGCTGCACCACCCATTTTTGAAGCAATGTGGTATGTGCCATCTTCATAACAAATAAAAGCAATCATGCTTCCAGTTGTAAAAAGATTTGTTGCTGCGTTAGCTGGTGTGAAAGTTAATAAAGTTTCACCCGCTGCTGAAGTATCAAAAGTTACTTCAGATGAACCTCTTGATTCAATTACAGATCCTGTTGCAAAAACATCTGATCCTGCACAGTCAAAACTTAAAGTTGCTGTTCCACCAGTTGTGTCTTTTGCTTGAGCGTAAACTACAATTGTTCCTGCTGTTGCTGCTGGTAAAGTGCACGCGCATGCTGCACCACCTGCATAGTTAACAACAGAAATTGTATCTGCCGCTAAAGTTAGCGTAGATGCTGTTGCTACATCTGATATTGATAAACCAGTTAAGTCAGGCATACCTGAACTCATTCTAGTAGTAATAGCTCCTGTAGTAGTATTTTTAGTTGCTACTTGGAAACCTTTTTCCGATCTTACTGGACCGTTAAACGTTGTACTTGCCATAATTATATCCTCCTAGTTTTCCGAATACTGTCTCTAGGCCGTCGACTATACGCGTCAGCATTCTAATTAATTGTATAGTGATTAATTTATATAGTAGTTTTGATTAGAGCGCAAGAGGGCCTGCAATGTGGATTGGATTTTTCCAACGATGTAGCTTTTTATTAAGTAGCTACAGAAACTTGTGGTGCAGAACCTTCAATCTTATTTTGCATATGCTCTTTTTGAGCCTCTGCAAGTTTAATATGGCTAATTACTTCTCTGACTTTTCTGTCAATCTTAACCATGTTGAGAGTATATCTACCCTCTTTAAGATGCTCCTGCTCCCATTCGAGATCCAGACCTCTCTTCTTCGTGTAAAGGTCGTTTAGATGTTGCATCATGTTCTCCATCGATAACCTCCTCATAGGTTATTCGTTTTACCTTGGGATCATACATTTCTCCAAGATACTCCCATTTTATATCAGATTTTCCCAACCTGTCAATGATTGCGTTCTCGATATCAATAGGCGATTCGATGCATGTTATATGAAAATCAGCCTGCATTTGGTATGCAAAAATTTGAACTCTGAATTTCTTAGGGTGCATTTTTTCTTTCTAAAAGTTAAATGGGGCGGTTTTAAGGCCGCCCCATAAATTTGGTATTACGCACCTTCTACACCGAAGATACCTCTAGGGTCTGATACTCCAAATGAGTATCTTTCTCTAGCTTTGTATCTTACGTTGCCAGT